ATATATTTAAGAAAAACTATTTATTCTATTTAGATCAAGGGTATATAGAGTTTCAAAATTTATAATTATTTATATTTATACCCAAAATAATATTATGAGTAATTTAGATTCAAATATTTTTGGTAAAAAAAAGTTTTCTGATCTTCTCAAAGAAATTTACGATAATCAAAAGAAAAAAGAAGCCCAAATCACAGCTTTAATAGGTGAATTAAAACCATTAATTAATGACATTGGGGATGCTACTTTAATAGTTCCTTTAATAAAGGAATATATGGAATTAGGTATTAAAAATGATGAACAATTAGTTAAAATGGCTACTATTGTTCAACGTGCTTTAGCTTCTGGAAAATCTGAAGAAGATAGTTTTGGTATGACTGAAGAAGAAAAACAGCAATTACTAAACGAGGTTCAAAAATTTAAACCTAAAGAATAATGCCTGTATATAGAACGGGAGTAAATAAATCTATTGTTAGTACTGTTAATGCTAGTGGTGCAGGAAATAATTCTGAATTAAAAAACCAATTAGGAAATTTAAAAGGAAAAATAGTTGCTGCTCGTGTAACTGATATAGTTTTAGATGAAAACCACGATAAATTCTCTAATGTTGGTCAGTGGAGTGGTATAGGAGCCATCTATTTTGAATTAGTAAACCAATCAGGAACTGGTACAAATATAAATTATGCATTACCATATGATTCACAATTAAAAACATATCCCTTAGTAAATGAGATAGTTTTACTTATAAGTTTACCTAATAAAAATATGGGTAAACAAACCAGTAGTGAATCGTATTTTTATTTAAAACCTTTAGGGATTTGGAATCATCCACACCACGATGCTTATCCTAGCATATTTGATGATATTAGAAAAAAAATTCAACAAAATAATAATCCAACCACTACTTTACCTCCTACAAATGATGGGGTTGATAATACTATAGATTTAAATAGCCCTACTAATAAAAGTCAAAATACTTTTGTTGAAAAAGAAAATATAAAACCATTAATGCCTTTTATGGGAGATTCATTAATGGAAGGAAGATACGGTCAAAGTATACGTTTTGGTAGCACTGCAAAATCACAAAGTGAAAAGAAAAATAATTGGTCTGAATCCGGTAATAACGGTGATCCAATTTTAATCATTAGAAATGGTCAACCTGAAAAATTAACAGATGATAGAGGATGGATCCCTATAACTGAAGATTTAAATAAAGATTTATCTTCAATTTATTTAACATCCAAACAAAAAATCCCATTTAGTATAGCTAATGAAAATTTTTCTGCTTATGATTCACCCCCTCTCTTACCTTCTTTATTTACTTCTCCCCAAATAATACTTAATTCAGATAGAATTATTTTAAATGCTAAAACAGACAGTGTTTTAATAAGTGGAGAAAAATCAGTAGGATTATCTTCAAATAAAAGCATTAATTTAGAAGCAGAACAGGTTTATATTGATGGAATTGATATTAGGCTTGGAGGTTCAAATGCAAAAGAATCAGTTTTATTAGGAGATAAAACAACCCAATTACTAGAAATAATAATTAAAGAAATTATTAATATTTCAGAAAAATTACAATCCCCAGCATTATCTAGAATAGACCCAACATTACTACCTGTAGCTTCTATTGCATCTACTAATTTAAATAAAGTTTTAAAACAACTAGATAGTATTAAGTCTAACTTTGTAAAAACTAATTAATATGGCAGATCCAACATTAATAGATCCATACAAATCATCAAAATATACATTTCCTTTTAACTCTGCTAGACCAACAGATGAAAGAAAAAAAAACATAAAAGGATACACATATGATTTAATTCTTCCTGAATTAGGAGATAAATTTTCTTTTTTAAATGGCTATTATGAATTAAGGTTAAATGAAGAAAAATATTCTTTTTTATATGATTCTCAAAATAAGTGGACTGGGTATACTATACTTTTTGAAATAAGGGATAAAAATAATACTGTAATAATTCCAAAAAAACCAACTGGTTTAATTTTTTTAAATGGGGTATATTCAATTAAACTACCCAAAAACCAAAAAGGTAAGTTTGGGTATATTTTTACTTTAATAGATAATACATACCCAAAATATCTATTTGAACCTACAACAAATCCTACAGTCACAGCAACAGTAATAGATTCAAAAACTGGTAAACCAATTAAAGCAACAGTTAATTAATTATGGGAACTGAAAACGTATTTATTCCATTAACATCATCTTTAAATGAAGGTAATAATTTACCTTCTATTACTATATCTGCTCCTGGGTATGAATCTGTAGAAAAGACCCCATATAAAGGGGATGGTACTGTAAAAGAAAATTTAGGGATAATTAAATTAACACCTACTCAAGATGCTTTAGAATTAGATAAAATAGAATCATCTCAACTATCTATAGATCAAATAAAAGAACTTAATAAGGAAGGAAAAACACCCGAATATTTTGCTCAAAAGAAACTTACTGATTTGGTCATAAATTTAAAACAAACCGCTATACCTTTATCTTTAACATTAATATCATCTTTTGGTATTACTAAAGTATCACAATTAGTATCTAAAGGAAAAACTAAAATCCCTGATTTACCTAATATCACATGTCCAACCCCTGATGAATTATCTAGGTTAATTAGTCGTAAAAATAAACTAGTAAAACAAATTAATAAATCTTATCAAATAATAGACTCAACTACTAAAGCTTTAGGAATAACCCAAGGAGTAATAACTTCACTACAAATTGCAATTACAGCAGGTTTAGCAGTTCCTGTTCCTGTTCCTGCTAGTGTTCCTATAGCTTTACAAAAAATTAGTAATTTATTAGAAAGATTAAGTATAGCTAATGCTGGAATATTAGCAGTACTTATTTTAACTAGACAAGTTTTAACTCAATTAATTCAATATTTAAATTTGCTAGATAATCTCATTCAACATTGTTCCCCAGATGCTATCCAAGAACCACTCTCAGTTGAATTAACAGCTTTAACTTTACAACAAACACAACAAGAATCGCCTATTGTTATAAATGTAAATGGGTTTGAAATGGGTGTTGAAACTGAACCTACAACTAATTCTTTAAAACGTAGAAGAGCTATAGCTAGAAATAAACAAGGTGTAGTAATGTTAAAAGGAGAATGGTCATTTTCATCAATTGATCAGATATTAATAGATGAACTAGTATTTTATATACAACAAAACGATTTAAAAGCAGAATAACCTTATATTTATAATCATATGAAAACCGACGGATTAAAAAAATTAATTAAAGAAGCAGTACGAGAAGCAATTCAAGAAGAATTGAAAGATATTCTTTTAGAAGCAGTTCGTTCACCGAAAACAGTTGTTAGAGAATCATATGCTCCAACAACAAACCCAATTCAACCTACCCAACCTACGTTTACTCCACCAACAATGGATATAAGACAAAAATATAAAGATGTATTAGGAGAAACAGCTTTAAGTTTTACATCAAATGATGTCCAACAGTCATTTAGACCTCAAGTATCTGATCCTATAAATGGTAATTTAGGTAATGGTGAAGTGGGGATGGACCAAATTATGAGTTTATTAAATACTAAATAATGCCTTTTAACCCCCAACAAATAAATCCTGTTGATTTGAATCCTAATGTTGCTGTTGGGGTAAACTTACCATTAAATGGTCCTGCTGTTTTTATATCTAATTTTACTACTAAAGATGCTATAAAAAATAATTTAATTAATTTTTTTCTTACTGAACCTGGAGAAAGACCTTTAAATCCAAACTTTGGGGGGGGATTGCGTGCTTTTATATTTGAACAAATAGCTGAAGATAATTTATATAGAATAGAAAATAGAATTGAAACCCAACTAAAAACATTTTTTCCAGGTATTAATATAACATCATTAAATATATTACGTGATGATGATACTAATACATTAACTGTTCAATTAAAATACACAGTGCAAAATACTAATATAACAGACAATTTAGAACTAGAATTATAAAATGGCTACTACTAATAGAGATATAAAATATTTAAATCGTGACTTTTCTGATTTAAGACAACGATTAATAGAATATTCTAAAACTTATTTTCCTAACACATACACAGATTTTTCCCCTTCATCTCCTGGTATGATGTTTATGGAACAAGCCGCATACGTTGGGGATATTTTAAGTTTTTATCTTGATAATCAATTTCAAGAAACATTTTTACAATATGCTCAACAAACAAATAATATATATGATTTAGCATATATGTTTGGCTATAAACCAAAAAATTCTGTTGCTTCTCAAACTACTATAGATTTTTATCAACAAGTTCCATCCAAAGTTGTAGGAGGAATAACGGTTCCTGATTATGATTATGCTGTAGTTTTAGGAGAAAATGTTATAGTATCTTCCCAAGATGGAACTAATTTTTTATGTGAAGATAAAATAGATTTTTCTCTTTCAAGCTCCCAAGACCCAACCGAAGTTTCAGTATATCAAATAGCAGGAAGCACTCCTCAATATTATCTTTTAAAAAAATCTAGAAACTCAATTTCAGCTACACTAAACACAGAAACATTTGCCTTTACAGACCCTATTCCATTTACTACAATAAACATCAGTGCTAATAATTTTTTAAAAATATTAGATATTACTGATTCTGATGGAAATGTATGGTATGAAGTAGATCATTTAGGTCAAGAAATGGTTTTAGATAGTATTAAAAATACTAATATAAATGACCCTAATAGTAATAATACTACACCATATCTTTTAAAACTTAAAAAAGTTCAACGACGATTTGCTACCCGTATAACATCTTTAAATAATATTCAAATCCAATTTGGTGTAGGTTCTCCAAACACGATAGATGAAGAAATTACTCCAAATGCTAATAATGTAGGTATTGGTTTACCATTTAAAAAAGATAAATTAACATCTGCTTATTCACCTGTAAATTTTCTTTACACAGGAACATATGGTATAGCACCTTCTAACACTACTTTAACTGTAAGATATTTAACAGGGGGGGGACTTAATTCAAATATTTCTTCTAATACATTAAATAGTATTAATAATAGTTTTATTAATTTTACCCAAACCAATTTAAACCCAGTTACTGCTAACTATATTTTTTCTTCTGTAACAGTTACTAATCCTGAAGCAGCATCTGGAGGGAAGGGAGGAGATACTCCTGAAGAAATCAGACAAAATTCATTAGCCTTAGTAGCTTCCCAAAAACGTTCAGTAACAGCTGATGATTATTTAATTAGAGCTTTAAGTATGCCTTCTGACTATGGAACTATTTCTAAAGCATATATTGAACAACCTAAACTAACAGATAATCAAGTTTCAACAATTGAAACTTTAAATCTATATGTTCTTTCCCAAAATTCTACAGGTAAATTAGATTATGCTACTAACACATTAAAAAATAATCTAAGAACTTACTTATCCCAATACAGAATGATTGGTGATAATATAGAAATAAGAGATGCCTTTATAATCAATATAGGAGTAAATTTTGAAATCATAGTACTTCCAGAATATAATAACAATGAAGTTTTATTAAATTGTATAAATTCATTAAAATTATATTTTAACACAGACAATTGGCAATTAAATCAACCTATATTTTTAAAAGATTTATATGTTCTTTTAAGCAAAATTAAAGGAGTACAGACCGTAAAAAACATTTCTATTGTAAATAAAGCAGGTTCAACCCAAGGATATTCTCAATATGCATATGATATAACAGCTGCTACTCAAAACCAAGTAATATATCCTTCATTAGATCCTAGTATTTTTGAAATAAGATATCCTGATACTGATATAAAAGGTAGAGTAGTTCCTTTATAATTGCATATTTATAATAAAATATTATAAATGGCTGTTTATAAAATTTTCCCTACAAAGGATACTACTTTATATTCTAATTACCCCCTAATGAACACTGGTTTAGATGCTATTTGTGAAACTACAAATACTCTGAATTTAGATGGTAACCCTGGTGCTTCAAGATTTTTAACTCAATTTGATACTGAGGAAATACAAGATATTATAAATAATAAAATATCTGGTGATTCATATAAAGTATATTTTAAAAGTTTTATAGCCACCGCTGAGGGAATAAATGCTGACACTTCTATTGAAGTATTAACTTTAGCTCAACAATGGAATAACGGGACAGGATATTATTTAGATTCCCCCCAAACTACAGATGGTGCTTCTTGGTATTACCCTTTACTTTCAGGTTCAGGTTATTGGCTGGGAAGTGGTTCAAATAGTGGATATTATTTTACAAGTTCATTTAATTCCAATTACATAAGCATTGGAGGAGGTAACTGGTATACAGGATCTAATTTTAAAGTTACTGAATCATTTGGTTTACGTACTGTAAAAGATATTGAATTAGATGTAAGTAATATAGTAAATGCTTGGTATAGTTCTTCTATTCCAAATTATGGATTTATAGTTAAATTAACTGGATCTCAAGAATTTAATTCCGATAAAGATATTCAACCTAT